TCCCACCAGTTCAGAGTGGTTTTCATTTTTTCAGTTCCTTTCAGTGCTTTACTAAACATCAGCACTCATCCATTTCAACATAATCAAGCTGCTTTTCATCCACCTCCTTCATATAATCCCAGTTCCAAGTGCGGGAAATGAAATCAATATCAAACCCAAACTTATATCCCCAGAACAGAATACCCAGAGCAGTTCCGCTACCAGAAGTAATCTGAAGATAGGGCCAAGATGCTTGATCGTTCCAACTTACAGAAACTTGAAGTAAACTTCTACGCCTGATGTTTATAATCTGGACATAATATTCGTGTCCAAAGTCATAACGATGCTTGAATTGAATTAGATTCATTGTTCTTTAATTACACAAGATGTAGTGCATTTAAGGTCACCAGAAGACCCAGAGACCGTAGATGTATGGTGTGGGGTCTTTTCTGGTGTAAGATTATAAGACACCAACAGACCCACAGCAAATCCAAATAAAACAATAGCAATATTACGTGGATTCATTGTTATCCTCAAAGTCAAACCATTCATATAGAGAGTTCATCGCACCATCCACCACACAATCAACCACAGCATCTTCGTGTGGATTCTCTACGTGTTTATGGGCACGATTGTATCCATAACGGACACCTTCTTCCAGTGCCATCTCCAATACCTTACGAAAGTTGGGTTTCATATCAGTAAGGAAGAGACTTCAGACCATCCAGAACTTCTTGAAAGCGTTCGGCACGACTCTTGTGGTGCTCTACATTTTCTTCAAGCACACCAACAATATCGTCCAGAACGACATTCAGGGACGCATCAGTATCAAAGTATTGTTGGATTGCTTCGGCAAGATACCGCCGCCGACTCCATTCCATACTATAGGGTTTGTAGTCCATAATAATGGGTGTATTTGGGTGTATTATAGGGTATTTACTCTTGGTTGTCAAGTTCTGCCAAATAATCGACCCACCACTGGGGGTCTCTTTGATATTTCCAGTTGGGAACTTCTTTGCCGTGTTCAAAGTACCATCGCCATATTGCTTCATCGATTACTTCAGCAATCTCAATCCTTCTCTGCCTCTTCATCAACGTCTCCATATGCATTTTCCACGTAGGGTCCGTGCTCTCGTTTGGAATCTTCTCGGACATAATTGACTTCTGATACGCTAGAGGACAACCAGACAGATACTTTCATTATAAGATATATAACCGCTAGTGGAAGAAAACAAAGTGAAAGTATGACGGCGTGTTTCATTGATTTTTTCGATCATACTGATGCCACTTACACCATCCATCAGGTGAAATCTTACCTTTCACAGCAGTGCAAGCATTGGGTGGTCTCCACATATTACAATTAGAGCACTTTTCATTACCCTTTGGTTCATTCTGATATTTTGCAGTCGCTTTTGATGCTTTTTCTTCTTCTGATAAAAATTCTTGAAATGATTTCATTATTCTTTCTCCAAACACTTCTCAAATTTATCTCTCAACTCATTTAACTTAGTTTGATGTTGAAACTCCATAATATGTTCGTTAATTTCTTTTTCTTGATCAGTGAATTCCATACGATACTTTGTCTTAATATCAATCAAGCGCACCATATCCATATAATGCTCTGGACTTTTATTTACAAACTCTTCGTAGGTCAATCCCGAGTCCTCCAATCGGTTTCGTCTTCATCACGTTTAAACCAGTCAAGAAGTTCATCAGGACTATCAAATCCTCTCCTACCAAATCTTTCGTGCCCTAAACCACCAATATCCATTGAGTTTAGGAAATCATCCATTTCATCCATATTAGGGTTTTCTGCTTTACGTCTTGCCTGACGTAGTATTGTGGCAGCAGAACGATTTGCTTTCGCAAGTTTTTCTGCCCAAATCATATCTTCCAAACTCACTTCTTCGTGAAGTACAATCTTCTCACAGATTGCTTCAAGTCTCAACCGATACTGCGTAGAGAGCATAAGAATTACCAGATATAGGGTTATTTATTTTTATATTCGTCCATCAACTCTTTTGCGAGTTTCATAGAACGACGCCACATTAGATATTTTACCACAGGATTACGTGGATTGTTCAATAACCACCACTTTTGTTTCTCAAAGTTAGATTTTGCTAACTTTGCAAGATAATAAAAAGCAGCAGCGACACTATCATCCGTTGCGATGAAGTATGCCACTACTGCGAATACGATAAACCAAGCATAGTAAGTCATCGTCTTAAATTTTTTAGGTAGTCTAGCACGTGCCCACGCACTGCCATCAATTCGTGATAGCATTTCTGATTATGAGAACATTGACGAAGTTCGTGATCTGGTTTATGAACACTCTCAATAAACAGATCAAGACCACGATTCCATTTGACTTCAGGAGTTTCTTCCATAATGTGTAATACTGCTACACTATTTAACCGAAAAATTGTTCAACAGTTGAAGTTTTCTTTTTAGAAGCCTTAACTTGTTTTAAAATATAAGATTTAGCAGTTGCATAGTTGTTGGCAGTGTGAACTTGTTCTCCGTTATGAATGATAACAAATTTCTTACCCCAAGGAACTGCTGCCCACATTCCATCCTTAGTCACATAACCATTCGGACTTCCTGGTTTAGGATTAAAAATACCTTCGTTTTGGGTGTTCATCCAAATACCGCAGTTACACTGATAATTTTAGCCTTAGGATTACGAGCAAGTGCAGTTTGTTTTGCATCTTGATAGTCACGTGCTTCAACAATTTCATCAAAGACTTTACCAGCAACAAAAAGTTGAACTTTGCAGCGCATTGGGTGGATTCCTCCTGATGTGTAGGTAGTTTAGCAGAAAAATCAGCGTTTGACAACGCTGATGGCAGGTTGCCCTTGGTTGAACACGGTATCCACCACCGCTTGGACCTTCTTAGCGGTGCTGATGCCCACAGAAGAGTAGACAGGAATGCAGACCAGTCCGAAGGACTTGGTGTAGTCCTGAAGGGCACCAGGGGTGATCCTGCCGCTGCTGAGACCCTCTGCATCGTCCTTATGCAGGCGAATGACCCGCCCAATGGTCTGGGAGATCCCAATGTAGTCCATCGACCGCATAAACAGCACTGCCTCCAGACCAGACACGTTGATACCCTCAGACAGAATGCTGTGGTGCAGCACTACAAACTTCTTGTCGATGTCCTTGCCCCAAGCAGAGAGAGTGTCGAAGAACACCTCACGGTTGACCTTCTGACCGTCAATCACAGCACCAGTCTTAGACGTGATGTACATCCAGGAGAAACCACGGTCCTCCAGTTGCTTACAGAAATCAGTCTGCGAAACCAAAGAAACGATCTGCTTGGTTGCCTTGGAGCAGATCAGAACCTTGCCCACCTCCTGAGCATCAATCGTCTGAATCAGATTCTCACAGTCAACATCAGCAACGATCTGACCTTTGGAGAGCATTTCAAACTGCTGAACAACAACTTTAGGAGGAACAATGAAACCACCGTCCACCAGTTCGGGAGCAGGAACATTGCAAATCACGTTGCCATAAACGGCAGCGTCATTCATGCCAGGTTTGGAAACAGTAGCAGAATGCTTAGGAGTAGCAGTGAAGAAGTAGCAGCGGTCAGCAGTAGAAGCGAAGTGCTCCGTAGCAGGGAAAAAGTGACGCTGAACGCTGTTATGTGCTTCATCGAAGTAGATGGTATCAACGTGAAGATCTGCTTGCTGCAGGCGCTGCAGAGAGTTGTAGGTAGTGAAGATCAGTTGATGCTTGTAGGCACGGCGAGACCAGTTGTAGATTTCAGAAGGTTTGGTCGTACTTTGATGATGAGTTTCACCACTATGGACGTGCAGAACAGCAGCAGTCGTGATAAACTCAAGAAACTCACTAGACAGTTGTTCTGCCAATAGAATGCGAGGAGCAACAACTACAATAGTCTTAGGAGTATCAGATTGAAACTCACGAATCGCATCAAAGATGGCAACGTTGGTCTTGCCAGAACCAGTCGGCATGATCACCTGACCAATACGATGCTGCAGCAAGGCATCCAGAGCACGTTGCTGGTGGGGACGGAGTTTAATCACTGACCTCATTGCGTATAGGACTATTATAGCAGAAAACCTCCCCTAGTGCGACCCAGTGGACGGTTCTTAAAGTGTCCTCATATCAATAAATAATAGAAAAAACGGAAATGGCATTAAAGACATACAAAAGAATTGGAATAAGGAGAGATAGAAACTTATCCGATGTCTCAGATCCTACCGCTTCATTGAATAATCTTTTAGATACTCTTGTTGATGATGCCAATTCAACGTTTATTTCAGAAGACTTAAATCCCATTAGAAATATTTTTTCTAATGGATTAACAAACGATGGATATAGGCAGATTATAGGAAGTGCAGAAGTATTCACGGATTCTAATGGAGTTACTCAATCATTTTTCCCAAGAATTACATATCAAAATCGTTTAGATAGATTTAGATCATTCTCAGGAGAACCTAGAATTAATGGAGGTGGTGGATTAACAGCAAAATATTATGATAAAACTCAAGTTTTTGAAAATACAACAAATATTTTCTCTGGAAGCCCATTTAAAGTTGATAACTTTTGGGAAGCTGGGCAATTCACTTATAGTGGAAAAATCACTCCAGAATCATCTGACGTGAATGGTGGTGTAGAATGGGAAGGATACTTTATTCCAACAGATACAGGAGCACATACTTTTTATGTGAATGGAAGCGCACTGTTAACTGTCGATTTTCAAACTGAAGGATATGTTTCTGGTGTTGGAACATACACAGAGGCATCAAGAGTTGGTTTATCCAGTGTTTTTTCTGGTTCTGGTACTATCGACACAAACACGATTACACTAGCAAGCCCTGCAAATACAAAACATATCGGTATTGGGCAAAGTGTCTCTGCTTCGGGTATTGTTGCTGGAACAACTGTTGATTCCTATGATAGAGATAGTGGTATTATAACACTTCTACCACCTTCTGGTAGCACATATGCACTTTCTTCCAATGTAAGTGGAAATATTACTTTCTTTAAAACAATCGGGCAAAGCACCCAAGTTTATTATACCACATATGTTCTTGAAGCTTATCAAAGATATAGAATTCGATTCAGATATTATGTTCCACAGTCAGTGGATGCTATTAGTGCTCAGAGAAATATTAGTTTTCTTTTAAGAAGACCAGGAGGTTCATCAACTGAATTTTTAAGATATCAATATCTTTATGATATAAATTATGATTTCAGTGATAGTTCAAAAGGTTCTTTTCCAATCTTCTTAGATAATTCAATTAATTTTGGTGGAGGTACAATCGGAGGAACAGCAAGTTCTAATGATTATGTAAGAATTCAAACTTCTAAAAAAGTTGATGTTACCTATCAACCAAAAACATCTCTTGATGCTATAACGAAAGCAACTACAACAGGAACAACGGTTAATTCATCAAAAGTTATAACGATTTCGAATACATCTGGAATTGAAATTGGTAATTATGTATTTGGAAATGCAATTCCAACAAACGCACGAGTATCTCAAATTGTTATCAATAATTCAGTTATTTTAGATACGAGCGCCACAGCATCAGGAACAGAGACACTCACTTTCATTGATCATCGGGGATTTGTTAAAAGAGCAGTTGGAAGTGGAAGTGCTGGATCGTTCACATTAAGTAGTGGTGATACAACTAATTTAAAATCTGGAATGGTAATCATTGGTTCTGGAGTTCAAGCATACACTGGAATTACAACAACAGGATCAGCATCTGCATTCACGATATCTCCTTCACAGACAGTTGGTGCAGGTACAACTGTTTATTTTTATCAATCAAGAGGATTGATTAATAACGCACTTGATGCTTTCTGCCTTCCAGCAAATACTTCCTGTTTGATTGTTTCTTCACTCACCTCTTCTGGATCAACTGTAATTCCAGTTAATAGCACCACAGGAATTTCAAATGGTTGGACTGTTCAAGGATTCCAATTTGATTCTGGCACTACTATTTCATCTTTCACAGCAAATAGTATTACAATCAATAAACCAACAATTCGTAGTTTGATTTCAGGATCAAACTTCACCGTTACAAATGCAAGTGGTGATAGAACTTTATGCTGCCCACCAACAGATACTTCTCCACCATTTAGCCCTACTTTAGATGGACTAGAAACAGTTTCTGCATCACCAAGTCTTAAAATTCATTCTGGAAATATTGTTTTTGATGCTCTTAGAGTTGGAATTGCAAATACAATTACAACTTATAGTTCTTCTGACGTATCTGCTTGCAGATTGCCAATTCAAACACCATCAGGAACTTTTAGAATTTTATGTACGTAGAAGCAAATAATAAGTTTCTCCGTTAACAACAACTGGAATTTTATGAGTGAATGAAGTAACGGTAACTTGTGTTGCAGATTCTGTGCCAAATCCAGTGATTCGAATATCATTTGCAAAATAAAGTTCTCCAACGGAAACAGAATCACTCATTGTGCTTAGTGCAGTACCCACTTGAGTCCAAGGATTATTATCACTTGAGAATGCTCGTGTGTTACCGATAAAAATTCCAGGAGATTTTGCGTTTGCAAGACCTGTTGAATCAGTATTTAACTTGACTGGATCATTGATAACCACTGATCCTTCATACTTTAAATCATCTACACTGGTTGTTATATTTTCATTTGCTTTATATTTTCTACCAATCAAATAATTTGCAGTATCATTATTCGCCTGTACTGTATCAAATATTCCAATACCTGCACCAGTATAAGAAAAGTTTGCAGTGTCTTGAACGATTGGTTGAATAAAATTAATTAAGTTTTCTTGATGAACAGCATCTTTTCGAATAAAATAAAAGTCTGTTACAGATACAGAACTTACATTGATTGTGTTAATTCCAACTGATGATGTTGATGGAGTTGTTGAAAGTTTAAATTGATTCTGCCCGTTAGAATTACAAACAAAATAGTCTACACCAAAGAATAAGGTTGTTCCAGAACCGACATTAACAGTTTTGCTTACACCTACGACATCATCATTGGTGAATACAAATTGATTTGACGCACCAAAATAAAAGAATCCTGTTGAAAGACTATTATAAGAAACAGTAGATATGTTTCTTAAATTGTTCTGAATGATTCTAAGGTCATTAGCAATACCAGCACCACCTAAGTTGTTAAGTGTTGTGGTATCGTTTGTGTTTTCTTCTAGATTTAAATCTTTTCTAAATCCTTGATTCTGTATTGCCATATTATTCGTAAGTGATACTCCAACCTCTAGATCTTAAGAATTCAATTCTATCCAAGGATATGCCACTTGGAAGAGCATTACCACGCAAATTAATTGTAACTCCACGACGATTGACAGCAGTATAGTTAGTGAACAAATCAGAAATAATCGCATTTATCGCTTGCTGAGTTAGATTATTTCCAGAAATATCAATATATCTAATGTTATAAATTTGTGCAAATGCGCCAGGAGCATAATCTGTGAATCGATTATTAAAAAGAATCAAATAGTATAATCTTGGGCATCCTGTGAAATCTGGAATTTGCCCAGAAATTAAATTATTATGAGCATAAAAATAATATAAGTAAGGAAGATTTTCAAACTTCTGTAAGGTCGTGAATTGATTATTATAAAGATAAAGATATGTTAATCCAGAAAGGTTCTTATATGCAGGTATTGTTCCACTAAAAGCATTATAACTTAAATCTGCGTAGTAGATATTTCTATTTGCTGCAAAATTAGGTACATTTCCACTAAAGTTATTGTAATGAAGTACAAGATAGGTTAAGTTCGAACAAGCGGCAAGACTTGGGAAGTTACCTGTTGTTCTACCATAAGAAATATACCAAAGATAATATAGATTTGGAGTATAAGAAAAAGCGTTTGGATGAATTGGTGTCGTTAATAAATTACCTGACTGAAGTAGGAAATATTGAATATTTGGTGATAATTCAAATGTCTTTTCTGGAATTACATAACTAGTGTCGCCACTTATATCTCCACCAGTCAGTGATGTATATCTAAGTTCAACATAAGAAAGACTTGTATTCGTGAATTTTGGCATTGCACCAGTCAATGGCGAATTATAAAAATATAAAGTACTTAATGAACTACAACCATTAAACTTATAGACGTTGCTACCTGTGAAGATACTTCCAATATTTCTACAATAATGTGCATAAAATGTAGTTAAAGATGTTTTTGCACTTAAATCTGGGCAAGGTAATCCAGTATTGTAGATACTTACATATTGAATTTTTGTATTTGAAGATGATAAACTAAATCCAGCGTCAGTTAAGTAATAATTCCCACCCAAATCTAGTGAAATTAGATTTGTAAGATCTTTAACATTATAAGAACTTCCGCTTGTTGTCCCAAATGCTCTGAAATCATTGCCATAAACATTATAAGTTTCACAGGTATTTGGAACATTTGGTAGAGTACAATTTGCATCATCATTATCTGGATGAAAATATGGACCACTACTTCTTGATAGATTTAGAGTTGTAAGTGTTGTGAAACGATTACTAATTAAATTTTGTGGGATAGATCCATAAAATGTTCCACCAAGTGTTAAATTCTTAAGTCCTGTTGGTATCTTTGAAACAATATTTGAATTTAAACTTCTTTCTGTTGAAGTCTCACTTAGATAAAAAGGATTTTGATTTAAAAATAAATTTTGTAAACTAGGTGTAACAAAAGTTAAGTCTGGAAAATTAGCAATACTATTGCTTGCAAGATTAAAACTAGTTAAATTTTGAAACTTAACTGCAGGTATACTTGAAATATTTGCGGAGTTAATGGTTACAGATGAAACATTATCGGGATTATAATAAAACTGAATATATCTTTCTTTTGAAATTGCAGAACGATAACGAATTGTCGATCCTTGATTTGGAAATCTTGTGAAGGAATTTGCGTTATCTGTATCTACAATTTTCCAACTTGCTGGAGTATTATTAATTAAAGATGTGAGTTGAATATTTGCATCAAGATTTCTAAAGAACCCCGTGAATACAACGGGAATACCTTTCATTGCATAAAGAGATATTGTTCTTCCATCAATGTTACACATTATTTTATGTGTAGGAAATTCTGAATCGAATTCTTTTGCTTGAGGAACTAGAGTTGTTTGAAGTCTTGGACCACTTACACTTGGAGACTGAGTTGAAAATTGCAGCAATCCACCAGTGATAATTCCAACTCTTGCACCATAAGAGATTGGAGATGTGTCTAATACCGGAGAAGCACTTGAACTCCAAG